AACAGAACCAGGCGGCGGATTGGTGCGCAACGGAAAACCGCAACGGAACCAAACGGTCAACACGATATTCCCCGGTTCCGAGCTGCGCCGCGTCCAACACGGCTTGCGGGATGGAATCGGGGCTTTGGGCCGTGTAAGTCCGTTCCAATGTCGGAATCAGGGAAAAGTCCTTGAAATGCCGCATTTGGATTTCCGGCTTTCCGGTCGTAAGAACCCACAATGTTACGTAGGAAACTTGCTTCATCATTTGCGGGTCCCCAAAGGCCGTCCATGCGGACCGATACCGGGACACGGGCGGCGGCGTGTATTCCAGTGCGGGTTGCGGATCGTCGTTGTATTCCATCCCCATTGACCGCTTCCGAGACAGGACAAACAAACCCCGTTGGCTTGTACCGTTGCCGGTTTCCGCTCCCGTGTTGTGGCCGAAAACAACCGTTCCATCATACAGGGTTGTAATGGACCCCACCGGGAATCCGGTCCGGGTTGTCCATGCGGACAAGCCTTCCGCCCGCTGCAACCGGTCCGTGTGAAGGACAAGGCCCAGATTGGGACGGTCGTTCCCGTCCACCGGGAAGAACAGGAGATATTCCCGGCTTTGCGCGGAATAGCATCCGACCGCCCGCGGGAGACAATCTACCGTCATCCGCTGCAACAGTTCGTCTTGAAGGATGGTCAAGTTGATCACTTCATTGACCGCGCCGCCGGTCAACCCGCCAACGATTGCGTAAACGCCGTCCAATGCGAGAAACACAACGCCCAAACCGGGGACCGTCGCAATACTATGCGGCGCGCGGCAAGTCACGCTTTCCGTAAGTGTCGCCACCTGGAAGCCGTCCGCGTATGTCCCCTGCACAATGTCAATCCCCCGTTCCCGGAAGACCAACAGGGTATTGTAATGACTGAAAAGGCCGGTGATTGACCCGCCGCGGGCGGAAAGTTCAATGAAAGCATCCGCCGCAAACTGTTCAATCAACCCCACGGTTGAATAGTAGAGGGTTCGCCCGTCGTTGATTCCCCCGTCAAGCCAAAGGCAACCGGCAAACAGGGCGGAAAACCGGGCTTGCGGAGCTGGAAGCGGTCCAGTTGGGATTGCGGGCGCGGGTTGTCCCAGACTGGCGGTCGATACCGCGTCAAAGAACAACGGCTCCACATTGTTCCGGATGGTATCGATGAAATAGAGGGTTGTATCCCCCTGGTTTACATAGTCCGTGGAATAGTTGGAAGTCCGATACAGCTTTCTGGCAACGGTTCCTGGCGGCCCTATCGGAATGTCCAACGCGCAAGCGTGTCTGAACCCTTCCGCGTCCGCTGGAAGGCCCCAACGGGTTGATTGAAGGGAAGACACCGGACCTTCGCTTCCCGTGTCTGAAATGAAGGACACGGCCCAACCAAACAACGCTTCCTGTTTGCCGTTGGTCCCGCCAACATTGTTGGCAAATCCCAAACCCCAACGCCCGCCGTCCGGGATTGCTTGCCCGTCCGCGGGACACCAAAGGGTAACCGCGCCATTCCCGGCGGCGGCTGGCGGACCGAATGACGGTGGAGCTGGAAGCGGCTTGACGGTCCGCGGTTGGACGGGCGTAGGAAGGGCCTGGAAGCCAAACGGGCGGACGCATTGGGCTACAGCCGTCCCAACATGCGTGGAACCCGGCAACGGCCACGGGCGGACCAACAAAGGCCGGTCAACACCGTTTGTAATGACGGTTCCGTATGGCGTATCCGTAAACCACGCGCCAGGTTCTGTTGCGGTCGGAACATGCCGGTTGTCCGCCAGTTGGACAACAGAATCAAACCCGTCCGCTTCAAACAACATGAACAGGGCCGCGTCCGCTTCAAACAGGACTGTTTGCCGCCCGCCGCCCGCCAACGCTTGCGACGCGTGCAAGGCGTAGACGGGTCCCGTGTTTGTCCACGGCAACCAACTGGTTGCGCTTGGAATCCAGGGTTCATATCCAACGCGGGTTGTCCAACCGCCGGACGGCTTGTCAATGGACAAGTTTTCCGCAACGCTTGCTTCCATCGGATTTTGTGGAAGCGAAGTTGCAACGCCGCCCGCAAGCGAGACTTGATAGACCTGTTGTTTCATGGAATCAACGTCAACTTTCCAAAGGGATTGCGGACGAACCGATAGCCCGCCGTCGGTTCCCCGCGGATGATACGACGCGGAACAGATTTCAAATACGCCTGTTCCATCGCCCGGAACAATCCGTCCTTCTTCCGCGCATAGACCGCGGACAACGCCGGGTTGTCCACCTTCAACGCAAGGTTTTCAAGGGCCGCAAACGCGAGGAGCTGCGCATAGGCGTGGGGGACCAACGGCGCGTCTTGGTCTTCCTGTAGCCGTTTGGGATTCACCAACATGCGGACATTCAGGTATTGGTCCGCGGACGGATGAGGGTACAGCTCAACAGACTGATACGCGGCGGACTGATTCCAGACATACCGGACCGCGGAAGCCTGGAAGGCTTGCGTTTGCAGGTGGGACAACTGCAAGTTGGGAAGAAGAACGATCCCCCCAAAGGCCGGGTTGTCCGGCGGTACAGTGTCCGTTCCCGTGGTTACGCCCGTGGGTTCAAGCGGTTCAACATGCCGGACACGAACGGGCGCGAGAATACCCGCTTCTTCGCATGTGAAGTAATACCGCCGCCAAAGGCCGGTTTGTGGGTCCAACGGTTCCGGCTTGAACTGCAAGGTTTGGTTGTCCGCCAGGTTGAAAGTCTGGACCTTTGAAAACGCGGATTCCAAGCCGTCCGAAACATCCCGCGGGTATGCGGGGAAACTGGTTGCGTCCGGGCCGCGGACATTCACCATATACACATTCACGGTCCGCACGCCTTGCGAAACACCGGCAACAACGGAAACCCCGCGCGGGGTATTTGGCGCGGGAACAACGCGGCCTTCACTTGGAAGATACGCTTCTATCGTTCCGAGCTGCGACGGGTCCAAGTTGGTGTCTTCTTCTTCCCACTTGGACAGGAACAGGACCTTTGCGGGAGCACCAACGGACGGGTCCGAAACATTCAGGACTTGCAGACAATCGGACGGAAGGACGATTTCCCGGCGCAATAGCGTGACTGTTTGCGGACCGGAAAGGGTTGTTGTGAAGGGGCGGTCAATGAACAGTTGCGTCCCGCTCTTGACCCACGCAACCCGGTAGGTTTCCAGCTCCCCGGAAGCGTTGGCAACTTTGAAGCGTGCGCCCGTCCACGGGCTTCCAGGGCGGACCATATCGGTTGACACGGGGAAGCCAACGCCCGTGACGGAATCGGACCCAAATGTGAAGTTCAGTTCAACGGCAACATCCGTCCAAACCTTCAACTTCCGGTCCCGTTGCGCAAAATCCCACGGACGATCTGTCAAAATGTTGGTTTGCGCGTCGTTCAGGAGGGAAACCAGTTGTTCCCGGTAGACCGTGTTGGTTGGGTCATAGTCCAACAGGTTTCCGACGAAATCTATCAACTGTCCAAGATTCATGGTTTCCGCCTAAACAAAAGCCCGTCCCCGGTTGGGGGGGAACCGGGGACGGGCAAGGGTCCGGGAAGACCCCAGGAGAATCAGAACCGCTTGTAAACGATCATGTCCACGGTTCCACCGGCTTCCGCTTCCACCGTAACACCGAAAACAACGGTATCCGTTGCGGCGGCGGCTTCCACTTGACCGGCGGCGGTCCCGGCGGCGTTCACAACGGCACCGGAAGCAACGCCCGCGGCGCAAGACACGTTTTCCGCGTACCCTGCAACGATGACGCGCACCTGTTCATCCGCGGCGGCGGTATTCAGGGCTACGCCAACTGCAAGGCCGTTCCCGGTTCCCACAATGGCGGCTTGTTCGACATACAGCGCACGGTCCGCGCCGGTTTTGCCGTCATCAAGCGCGACAACATCCCCGGCGGTGATTGCGCCGGACGCAAGGAAGGTTTCCACCTGGCGGCGGTTGGAAGTGTCGCCAGCTTCACCGCTTGCAAGGAGCTGCACAAGAGTAGAAGTTGCCATTGTATCAGCTCTCCGCGTCAAGAAGAATGGAATGGGAAGCCAAGTGGCCGGAGACAAGCTGCATACGGCAGAAAACCATAGCGGCTTCGGTTGCGGTTCCGGGGACGCGTTCCATTTCACCCATGTTGAAGAAGCCGTCCGTGTCAACATAGAGTTGGAACTGATCGGAACTCAACAGGTAGGCGGAAACAGGCTCCCGTCCGGCGGAAACGGTGGAGTGGACATTGTACCCCAGGTTGGGTTCCACATAGATACGCGCGCCGCGGTATGTGGGGACCATTTCACTATTCAGTCCATCCCGGTCGGAAACCGAAACATACTGAATCCGCGCGTCCATCAGCGCAAGGAACGCCGCGTAAGCGTTGGGGGACATAAGCATAATGTCCGGAGTGCTTCCCGCGGGGTTGTAGATTTGCGACTGAATGAACAGTTCATCCAGATTGGCAAGCGCAAGCGTTCCGCCCGCGTCCACATACTGGTTGAACCAGTTCTTGCCCTGGAAAGTGGCTTTGGACAGCGTTCCAACCGTGTTGAGCTGCGAAGCACGGGCGCGGGCTTCAAGCCAACCGGTTGTATCCGGCGCGGTAATATCCACGCCGCCGGAAGAAATGCCGTTGCCGTTCAGGGTTTGCAGGTCCGTGATTGTGGAAGAATCCCCGCGGATGACTTGCTTGGAAAACTCCTTTTTCATGGACAACATCACATTCTTGACTTTGCTTTCAAGAATGTTGATAACCGCAAGATCACCCTTGTTTGCGGCCTTTTCCACGGCGGAAAGGACAATAGGCGCGGTCCAGTTCGAATATTCAAACTTGGCTTGATAAAACGGGTCCGTGACCGCCATGTTCACGGGTTCAAAGCCGTTGGAAAGGCCGGTGATTGAACTATGTTCACCGAAAATCACCGCCTGTTCCACGCGGGAGCCGCCGGAAACTTTGACAAGGTTCCCGTGGCTTTCAATCGCGGAAATAAGCGGATGGGCAAGGAAAGAGTTGTCAACCAGCTTGTCTCGGAGGAGCTGGAGAGTGGTTGACAGAATAGAACTGGGGGGCATTGGGCGTTCCATCCATGAAGGTTGTTTTGTGGATTGCTACGGTTTGCGGCGTGTCCTTACGGGTTCCGCTATGCCATAGGCTCCGGAAACGGGTAGCCCACGCGTTGCCATAGGCTACCACGCGGGAAAATGCGCGTCTAACGGTTTCGGTGCATTGACCGGGCCATTTCCAAAATATCCGCGTTGGACATTTTCCGCATGTTGCCGCGTCCGGGCCGTCCGGGTTGCGTCGAACGCCTGGCGGCGGCGGTCCCGGTCAATGCAGCTTCCTTCCGCGCCTTGCGGTCCGCGGCCTTGCGGGCTTTGGCGGCTTCCGCTTCCTTCATCAGCTTCTTCCCCTTTGCAGCGGCATAGGCCGTTTCCAGGTCCAACGCCGGGTTCCCTTCCAGCAAATGTTGAACTTCCGAACGCAAGCCCGTGTCCGTTTGGAAGTCCGGGTTTGCGGCAAGAAACGCTTTGTAGCTGTCTTCCGCCTGCATTGTCTGATATTCCTGTTGCATAGGCTCAAGGACTTCCCGCAATCGGGCCGCAACAGTCGCTTCAATCATGGCGTTGACGCTTTTGGGGTCGAACGGATCGTAAGGCAAGTCCGCCTGTTGGCTTTGCAGCTCCGCCAAACGGTCCGCGGCGTTGGACAGAACTTCCCGTTCCCGCATCCAATCCCGGTGCTTTTCCGCGTCCGCTTGCCGCTTCTTTGTGTAGTCCTTTTGCATCCCGCGCATAAGGGCCGCAATTTCCGGGTCCGCCCGCTTGATTGCGTCTTCCCATGACAACTTGCGGGTCCGCTTCTTCTTCCGTAAGGGCCGTCAACATGGACGGTTCAACTTCCGGTTCCGGCGCGGGC